GGTTTTTCCGTTTCATATGATTCGTTTGTTCCGCAACGACAACCCCATACGCGAAGGGCAGCGTTTATTTTGCTCTTTGGATCGTGTGCAGTCTTTGAACTGGTTCTTCTCTTTTTCATTCCACACATTCTAGCGCAGAATGATTTTCTTCTCGCTTGGGTCTTCTTGGATAATTTATTAAATCCACCTTTGCGCTTTGCTTCATCCTTGGTTTCGATGCCAGCATGAATGCCTTGACGATGTGCTTCCTTGCGGGAAAGACCACCCTCGGGATGATTCTTGCCCTTCACGAAACCCTTGTACGGCTTCTTCTCTCCCTCTGCGATCCGAACCTTCCTGCCATCGGAAGACCTGACATATCCGTCATCCTCATTCAGGCTGAGTTTCTTCTTGGTCTCGCTCAGTATGCTCTTCTTGTCCACGAATGCAGAGAAGGACAACTTCTGCTCGTTGACTGCCTTCCACTTGCCACCTTTGCGCTTGTAGCACTGAGCAGCCCAGCCATTCGCATATGCGGATGGGTAGACATCGAACTTGGCTCGGGCTTGCGAGACGCAATCCTGCCACTTGTCGGGGCTTGTCGGCTTGTTCTTCTCAAGCAGAAGATCCATCGATTCGATCAGATCGTCCTTCGGATCGATGATATACTCTTCGCTTATCTTGCCTTTTCCAAAGTTTGAGACATTGATGGGCTTACCCTGCCTTTCCGGATTCGGATCATGTTTTCTCTTGGTACGGACAGCAGCGGCTCTCTCCGTCTTGGAAAGTTTCCGCCGCTTCTCATTGGACATGCACTTTGGCTTTGGTTCGCCAGGTTCACGCGCACAGGGACCAACCACTTCACCCTTGGTGTTGATGCGCTTCCAGCCACCCTCGGGGTGCTTGGGATTGAACCACTTGCGAAGATCCTCGCGAATATGACCGTCCATCTGTCCTCCAGTTTCCAATATTTAGGAAACTAGATGGACAAACTTTCAGTATAAATCTCCCGCATCAGGTTCTTCAGGTCGCTTCCGCCGTCGATCTTGAGTTCATCGATGTACCCGTCTATGAGATCGACGGTGTTCTTGGAGAGTTCCTTTTCGGAAACAAAGGAATCCTCGGTTTCCTCCTCAGCCTCCATCTTCTCCGCGATCAGGAGATCATGGATTCCTGCCTCAAAAAGACGGTCGCAGAACATGTCGAACTTGGGCTGGTTCTTCTTGGAGGTGACCACCAACTTCACAAAGCATTCCTTGTACTTCGCAAAGTTGAAGTTTCCATGCCCCTGCTCGTCCAGGTTGAGGTCATAGTTGACCCGATGGTACAGTTTCCTCGGATTCTCAAAGAACTCCAAGGAGCCATCCTCCGTGTCAAGCACATGGAATCCCTTGGACTCATTGACCTCGGAGAAGAACATCTGATAGGGATTGCCAAGATAGTGGATATTTCCGCTTTCCTGCTTGCAATGGAAATGCCCCGAATAGACCTTCTTGAACCGCGACAGGACGGAGGGGTCGAGACCACCTTCGTGCTTGACTCCACGAACCACCTCATAGCCCGTCAGTTCAAAGTGACCGAACAGGGCATCGGCATTGCTCGTCTCAAGGTACTTCTGAACCTCGGATGCATTGTCCTTCGATATCCACGGAACGAATCCACAGACCATCCCGTCGATCATCACATCCTTGGGGTTCTCATAGACCTTGAAATGGTCTCCGAATATCTCCACAACGGAGTTCACTTCATTGGTATTCTTCCAATAGCAGTCATGGTTTCCGATGACGCAATGCACGGTGATGTCGTTCTTGGAGAACCATTCCGTGAACCTTTTTCTGACATTTCGCAGGGTATTGAAGTTGATGAACTTCCTGCGATCAAGCACATCACCCATGTGGATGACCGTCTTGATGTTGTTCTTCAGCAGATAGGGGAAGAACTGCTTCTCAAAGAACTCAAGGTATGCCTCAAGAAAGACAGGAGAATCATTCTTGAATCCGAAGTGAGTATCGGTGACGATGGCGATCTTCATTTCTTTGGCTTCTTCTTGGTGACCTTCTTGGAGATTTTCTTAGCAGCCTTCTTGGCAACGACAAGTTCCTTGACAGGTTCCTTGACAGGTTCCTTCTTCTTGCTACCTTGGAAGTTCTCAAGGTCGAGTTCAGTCAGGGAAAGAGACTTGAAGAAATCCTGTATCTTGTTCTCGTCATGGTATGCATCGTTGAGCCACCTTGGAACCGTGCCGTTCGTCCTTGCCATCTCTATGCTCTTGAACTTGATGTAGTTCTGCTTCTTTTCCTTCTGTATCCTGCGGACGAATGCATAGTAGATGATCTGAGTGAAGTAGGAAAACGGATTCTTTGACTTGGTAGGATCGAAGTTCGCGGCATACATCAGGCAGTTCTCTATTCCGTCTCCCACCATCTCCTCCCTGTATGGGTAGTTGATGAAGTTCGGTCTGTAGGAAAGACGCTCCGCGATTGCAAGGAAGCATCTGCCGATATAGTCGGTGACGGGGGGAAGAGGAAGATTCGCCTTCTTGGCTTTCTTCCACTCCTTCTTCCACTTCACCATCTCCGCATAGAACACCTTGTTGTCGATATAGTGGCTGTCACTCATTCATGGTATCTCCTTTGCCTGTGCGAATATACTACACGGCTTTTGTATGAAAGCAAGGAGGCACTTTAGATTCTACTGGATTGTTGTTGACAGGTGAAAACGAAATAGGTAACTTGAGTGTGTCATGTTTCATCAAGAGGTGTTCTTAGAGATTACTTAGAGGTAGTCACTAGGATTGGAACTCCAATCCCTGTAACTATTCCCCCAAGACTCATCACCCTTCTCCTTCATGTTGATGTCGTTCTCTCGGATCTTCCTTGGCTTATCCTTGGTGAAATCGACATCGTCCTCAAGATCCTCTTCGGAATCGTCACCATTGTCATCGGGATACATTCCTGCGGTGAGGAAATCCTCAATCAGACCATCCTCCATCATGTTCTTGAAGACATTCGCAGGGAACATGAAGTTGACGATGACTGATTCCTTGCTCTCCTTGTCGAAGGAGGAACCCTTCATGAAGGAATCCATCCCCTCCACGGTCTGTGGGGGGAGTCCGGCAGCAGATGTCATCTCCATGAGCATCTTGTTCATCTCATCCTCTAGACGCTTGAAGTCCTCCTCTTCCTTCGCAGTAAGCGGAGGATCCTCATTCTTCACCGCTGGTGCGGAGGTAGGAACATCTTCTTCCTTGATGTACTTCTCGTATGCATCGATGGCTTCCTGAGAAGGAGCCATCTTGATGCCGACCCAGTTGTTCGGGATGGTGACTTCATTCTCATTCGTCCTACCGATCCAGTTCTCCATCACGACAGCAGCCCTGAGCGAACCCGATTTTGGATCGACAAATGGAACCTGTCGAATCTGCATTGGACGGAGAACCTTGATGTTCGTGCGGTTCTTTCCTGTGATTGTCGCGATCAACTCCTCGCCCGATCTCAACTTGATGAGGATGTAGTCCTTCATTGGAGGTTCTCCATCTTTAGCATGATCGGTCGAAACTCGAATTTTTCCGACCGATAGATTTTGATTCTTTCGGAGAAATGACGAAGAGTGTGATTCTTTCTTGTCTTCCATGATAGATCATCTCCAATATCGTACAACTTTGCGAACTGCTTGTGTTCCGAAACACGCAGTTGCCTGCCAATCGACTGCAATACCCGAATCCTAGACTTGCTCGGTGAGGCAAATATGATGTTGTGCAATCTCTTTATTGAGATCCCCGTCGAGAATGTCCCGTAAGACGCCACCACGATGCACGAATCGTTCTCTTCAAGGATCTTGCGTACAGCCTCACGATCCTCCACATCCGTCCCACCATGCACAAAGAAGACCTTTCTCTTGTCAGTTTCCTTCGCGAGATCATATAGAACCTTTCCATGCTTCTCGACATACTGAAACAGAATAAGCGTGTTTCCCTTGAGTGTATGAGCGAGATCCGTTATGAACTTGTTTCTCTTGGCATTGTGGACGAGCCACAGCATCTCGTCACTATAGTTATGCTTGCTCATCGTGCGTCGATCTTCCTCGTTGTATTGGAGAAGGATTGCATCGATCTTGAGGCTTGAGAGGATGTTCTTGTCGATGAGTTTCTTTGTCGAGGTCACATGATACGAAGGACCAAAGAGACCTTCGATGATCAACTTATGCGATTGCATTCCGTCAAGAGTACCTGTTGTTCCGATCCTATGGTTGCAGTTGACGAGTTTCTCCATGATGCCGCTCAGGGACTTTGCCTTGAACATATGGCACTCGTCTCCGAATGCAACGGAGAACTGATCGAACCATGAGCGCGGTTGCTTGAAGATGGACTGCCATGTCGTGATGACGATACGCTTGTTTGTGTCCTTGTTCTGCCCCGCATAGATTGGATGGCAGTTCTTCGATACCTTCCAGTCTGTTCCCTTGGCATAGTTCTCAAAGTCGCTCGTCATCTGCGCAACGAGACCGATGGTGGGAACCACGATGAGTATCTTGCCATCCGTATTCTCAAGCAGATGCCTCACCAGCAGGTAGATGATCATCGACTTGCCGCTGCCTGTCGGAGACACCAGGAGGATTCTAGATGTTTCTGTTGCCTTGACGATGGCATCCCGCTGATGGTCATGGAGCGAGGGAATGCCCGATGCCTTGCCCACGCATCGTTCAAACAATGTATCTACATTGTCCGGACTGAGCGGGATCTTGGGAGTCGGTGTCAGGTTGTTCTCGACATGATAGCCACGATCCGCTGCGAACTTGGTGACATAGTTCTTCAGTCCCCTGTAGATCGTTGCCTTGCCTATGTTGTATAGTTTGATGTCGCCACTCCATCGCGTCTTGCGGAAGCGGGACATGTACTTGTGGTTCGGAACCTTGAAGGAGAAGCAGTCGCTCAACTCCTTGGCAGTTCCCCTCTCACATCGCACACGGATAAACACGGAATCAACATCTTCAAGAACCAATGTATCCATGCAGATATTTATGGTTCCATGTCTTCTCCATTGAACCTAATCTTGAACTCTCCATCGTTCAGTACCTTGCCATCGAACAGCAGGACTTCCACTCCTGCGCTCTCAAGGATATTGATTCCGATGTTGCACTTTTCCTTCCATCTGTCGGGAGTCTTGTCCCATATGGTCTTATGACCAACCACTCGGCGTATACCTGAGAGAACCACTGCCCTTGAGCAGTCTGGGCAGATTATGAACGGACAATAGAGATGGGTGTTGAGTGTGGAAAGACCCTTGCTTGCACATCTGTAGATCACCGATCTCTCGGCATGTTCAATATAGTCGTACTTCGGATCTGACTCAGTCTCGCGAATGGATGGATAGCGGTTCGCATCAGCCGCAATGATCCCCGATGAAGGGAAAATGATCAATGCTCCGTTTTGCGTGTTGGTATCCTGACTCCGTGCCTGAGCATGGATATATGCCTGACGGAGATATACGCGATGAATGCCTTCGGTTACGATCTTCATGATCCGCTCATGAACTTCTTCCACTCTATGGCAGACTTGATGTCCCATCCACGGCGACCGAGACCTTGCAGCACCGACTCAAGGTACTTCACCTTTTCGCGCTGATAGTGTACGCGAGCCTCAAGGCGCAGGAGATCCTTGTCTGACTCAAGATAGACATCGATGTCTGTTCGGAGGATCTTCAGCCCAAATGGTTGCCAACTCTTCTCATCAAGGGTCTCCTGATCCAACTTGCCGAGATAGTATTCCCACTTGAGCCTACGCATCTCCTTCTGCTCAATGAGATACTTGTGCAGGACAAGCGATTCGTCGTGCAATAGGTTGAGATACTTGCCGTGGAGTTGTGGAGTCTTTAGTGACTCAAGGTCGAGGTTGAGATCATCGATCTCCATGTCCTTCTCGACCATCTTCTTGATTGTTTCGATGTCCATGACGAAGACTATACTAGAGATTCAGATC